TTACCATTCCATGGCCGCAAGGCGGGCAGTTGCTGTCTGGGCGAGTTTCCAGCGTTCTGCGCCGCGTGTATAGATTTCGCTGGTCTTCGGGCTGGCGTGGCCGTGGATGCTCATGACCTCGTATACCGTACATCCTTCCTCTGCCAGCAATGAGCCGGCGGCCTTCCTGATGCCGTGGCTTGAACGGTTTTCAAGTCCGGCAGATTCGCACCATTTGCGCAGGCGGTTGCGCAATCCTTCCGGCGATCGATACGGTTTGCCATGTTCGGTCAGAAGATAGGTCGCGCCCTGTACCGTGCTTGCGCGGGTGGCCTTAAGCAACGGCGGCAGCATCGGTATTTCGACATATCGCGCGTTTTTCTTTTGTGGTTGCCAGCCGATGCCGGTAATCCCGCCGCGTTCAAATTCATTGCCACGGCCAAGGCGCACGGCATCACTGATGCGGCACGCGGTAAACATAAACAGGGTCAGGCATAGATGCGCCTCGGTGCCTGGCGGGTGGGCCGCGCGGTATTTGCGCAGGTCTTCCACTGTCCAGGGCACAGCGCCAATCGCCTTTTCGCGCAATGGGGCAAGCCCGGTGCCGGGGTTGATCGACAAAATGCCGCGATCTGCGGCCCATTTGTACATCACCCGCACGGCTTTCATCATGTTGTTGGCCTTGGCCGGGGTGGTGCGCATCTGATCGCGGATCAGGATCAGGCGGCCTTGCGGGATTGCCATGTCATACTGGCCGTACCGGTCGCCATCATCATCGCGCAAGTCACACAGTTGCATCAAAAGCCCGCGCTTTTGTTTCAGTGTCAGGATCGATGCCTGACCGCTGGCAACATCCTGTTCAAGCGCATTCAGAAAACTGATCACCAGCCAATCGAGTGACCCGCGCACGGTGGCGTCAATCGGATCTGATTCCGGTTCAAGCTGAATGCCGGCGCGGGCCGCGCGGTAATGTTCGTCAAAGCGGGGATTGTCCGGGGTGACATGCAGGCGGATCTTGCGCGACTTGTTGCCTTGCACGCGCACGCGATAGCGCACCTGACCGCTGGGCAGGGTTTCCTTCCAGAGCCCCGGATAATTGATCTTCATGCTGTCGCCTGTCAGTCCCATTGTTTCGGGCCGACAATGTTATCGTTGACCACAGGCCGGTCAACTTTGTTGTAAATCAGGCGCACACCATCAGCAGTCACAACGATTTCGCAGACATCAAGGCCGCACGCATTGGCGGCCTTGATGATGCGGGTGACCTCTGCCTGGGTGACAGTGGCCTTTTTCGGCATTCTATCCCTCCGTTAAACATCGGCCTCGGGTGACCTCGCGTTTGCTGGCGTCCAGAAATCCGGATACCTTGACTTCGCGTTTGTCGATCACTTCAAAGCCGTTCGGGCACATCCCGTATTTTGCGACTTCTTCATTCAGCCACCGTTCCCGGTCGGCATCGGAATACCCCGCGATCACAAGCGCGTCATAGACGAATTCTGTGTCGCTGATCGGGGTGAAGCGCGTGTGCGCATAGCGGTCCTGGCTTTCACATCCCGTCATGGTCAAACCCCCGATGATCAACGCCATCCCCGTCATCCATCTGCGTTTTTTCATCGCAACCTTCCTTGACAATAGTGCCGATCACAACAACGACCGGTCGTATAAGGTCGCGTGAATTGCGCGGCTTTGCAAGGTGGCAGCGATCAAACCAGCTTGGGGCGGGCACGTCGCCTTCGATGGTGAAGCGTTCCGGGCCGGTGCCATCGGCCACCGGGATCGCGATGACATCGGCATTTGGCACGGCATAGGGCGCGGTGAAATCAACCCGCACGGGCCTGCCATCAATCATGAAAAGCGCCTGACCATCGTCAAGGTCGGGCATCCCCGGATCATTGGCGGCGATCAGTGCGGTTGGTTCGACGCTGTAATCCGACAGCGGGCGCACATGCCCGGCGGCGCGGTCCTGCTTGATCTGGGCCAGCAGCGCATCGCGCACCGCAGAAAACCGGGTTTGCAAGATTTGACTGGCGCGCGAATTGATGTCGCGCATGTCCGCCCGGCTGGGGTGCCAGCGTGGCAGGCGGGTTGGCAAGCTGCCGCGCCGCCATGCCAGAAACACCATGATCAATTCGCGCCGGACCTCTGCCGCCCGATCGGTGCGGGCAAAGGTGCAGATCAATAATGCCTGTGCTTCATTCAGCCAATATTCGTCGGCAGGCCGACCGCCACCCCTTGCATTCTGCGGTTTGCGGTGCCGCACCGCGAGTGATCCATAGCTTTCCAGTTCGGCCCGATTGCGATCAATCAGTTGTCTGATATCACGCGGTCGGCGCATGCCAAGCCGTTCGCCAATGCGAATGTCCTGAATGCGGGGGTCTTTGGTATCGGTGGAATCAAGGTCGGCTGCGGACAGAGTCCGGCTGTTGGTTGGTACGCTCATTGCGGTCCCCTTCGTGTATCGGTTAACCCGATCACTGAGAGGCCAATCTCTGGTGATCGGACGTACAGGGTTGGCCTTACCGCCACGAAGGTAACGGCGCACCCGAAGGTGCCCCCATACGCCCGACCATAAGAAAACCGCGCAGCAACAGGTTGGGCGCGGTTCGAGCGCCTTCGTGTAGGACGGGAGGCCAATCCCGGTCATGGATGCGTCCATGACAGCCGGGATTCTACGCCCATCTTTCTGCGCGGTCAAGTGTGTCATGCCGCCGTGTCCTTTCGGTTGGCGGTCTTGGCTGCAATCAGGGCAGCGGCGGTGACGGTGGTCCGGTATTTGCCGGGATTCCATGCCAAGACGGGCTTGGTTTGTTGGATGATATCATTCACCTTTGCGACGGCTTCTGCCAGTTCTGGGGCTATGTCGCTCAGATATAGATCCTCGGGCAGTCGATCGACCAAGATATCGTCAAAGTCAACCATCTTCAGGATGTCGGGTTCGCAGATCGCCAGACGCATTTCACCGGGCAACACATTATGCTCAAGCGCGAAATCGATAAGTTCCTGTTCATCGAAGAAATACCGTTCGTGGCTGTAGCTAAAGAGCCGTTCGCCATCCCATGCCTTAAAAGGCTTGGCGTTGTATCGCTCTATCACGTGTTTGTCGCGGCATGTTTCGCAGCACGTCCAGCTTTTTTCGTGTTCGTGTTTGCCGCATTCCCGGCAAAGAATGTGCGTGCATCCAGCCCAGCGGGCCAAATGCTCGTTATCGCCATAGAAACGGCCATCAGCACTAACCCAGCCGGTGACCTCTTTGCGTTCGGCAGCTTCGGGGCTGCTGTAAAGAATTTTCTCGTTCATGCCGCTGATCCTTCCTGTTTGCTTTCGTCGCCTTCGGTGTCGTTGGCGGCGGTGACGTGGGGCGGGTATCCGGCGCTGGTCAGGGCGGCGTTGGCCTGATCAATCAGGTGACGAAACCAGTTCGGATCGGCGCATTGGTAAACTGCCCCGCCAATCTCAATCGTTATGGACGTGCGGCCCGCCATCTTTGAGTCTTCGCTGTGGCAATAGCTGCCGCCCTTGATCCATTCCGGCGGTTTCGCGTAGGCACCGACGTCGAGGTTTGCGGCAACCGGGCTGTCAAAGGTTGGCTGGGTCATGCTGCTTCCTTCCGCGCTTTCAAAAGGGAACGATTAAAGACCGGCGTAAAGAAGCCGAGTGCGCCCTTGCAGGGGATGAAATCAAGCGGGACGGGGTTGCGCAGCACGAACCCGAACCGGCCATAGAACCATTCGCTGTCGCTGCTGCTGACACAGTCGGTGATTTCGACCATCCCGACGATGCCGCCGAGATGGCTTTCCGGATGCTTGGCGGTAAATGCCCGGCGTTCATCTGCATAACCGTCGAAGGATGCTGATGCATGGATCAGGACCGGGCCGCGATAGGTTGTTTGCCAGTCGCGGTTTTCGATATCCTTGCCATCAAAAAGGATGTGATGGCACCACGGCTGGCGGATGCTGATTGCTTTGGTTGGGAAGTCCATCACATCACCTCGCAATCGGCGTTGCGGTTGGGGAAGGTGAGTTGGGAGAGGGTGACCCATGCGGCGCTGGTGCCTGGCTCACCCTCGCCATAGGCGAACTTGACCAGGATGCGCTTGGCATCAAGGGCCAAGGTGCAGCGGGCCGGTTTGATGGTGCCCAGAAGGTCTTCGCGCTGCCCGCAATTGGGGCCGATCAAGACATTGATGGCCTCATTGGCGGCGGGCAGGGCAATGCATTCGGTGGCTAGTCCTGCGGCGTGGCGCTTGGCGTGATCATCCAGTACATCCTTGGGGATGTGGAGTTTGATCGGGCCGCCGTGGATATCGTTGGCGGGGCGGGTTGCCTTGATCTCGATGACAGGACGACTGCCGATCCGGATATGCTTGATGTTGGTCGGTTCCATGGGTCTTTTCCTTGCAGGCTGATGGCGGCCTGCTGCCCGAGCACAAGGGCCATCAGGGCAGCGCAGCCAAACAGTAAAATGGATGACGGGCGCGGCATCAGGCGGCGTCCGGTTTCTCGACGGGCTTTGTTTTCAGCCCGAGTGCCGGGCGGTTCTTCCCTGCCTTGGCGGGTTTGGCATCGTTGGCCGGTGCCGGTTTGCGTTCCTGCTTGGCGGGCAGTTTGAGCCATGCCGGATCTGCCTCCGCTTTGGTATGTTCCCGCATTGGCATCACAAGGCCAAAAAAGTCCTTGGCGCGACCTGACTGAATTACGATGGGTGATAGCATGTCGCGGGGCATTGCGATGCTGAGTTCTGGCGTTCCGTCATCCGCCAAGGCAGAGATTGCTTTATTGAACTTGTTGAAGTGTTTGCCATCCAACACAATCCGGGTGCTGGCCTCGGCTTGCGGGCTGGGAATAAGCCGCCGCCAATCAGGGAACGTGCCATCAACCGGTTTTGCGTAAGCGATGGCGTTGTGTTGCGCGGTAATTAGTGTCGGATCGAATGCCGGATCGGTTGCATCCTGCCCAAGAACGGCGTCGGTCAGATAGACGCTGTTGCCGACGAAATGCAAAGTTCCTGCAGATTTGCGCTTTAATGCAGCGATGAACGGGCCTTTCGGCACGGAACATATCCAACCGCTTTCGCCTGCGATGTGTGCAGAGTTGTCGCGTACTGCGGCGAGCGTGTGCCCGTCGCTCGCGGCCATGATAACCCCGCCATCCTTGTGCGGTTCGATGAATACACCATTGAGGTAATAGCGGGTTTCCTCGTGGCTGATGAATTGCAGTGCAGCATAGAACCGCTTTGCGCATACGCTGATGCGGCGGTTGGCCGGAATGAAGTCGGCTTGTTTCTGTGGAGTGGTCATCGTTTCGTTCCATCTTCCTTGGGGTGTGGAAACTCAATCAGGTTGCTGGCGACCCGTCGTTCCATTTTCTGCCACCAGCGTTCCGTCTTGTTGTCCTCGATCTCTATCCAGACCTCTGTCAGGACTTCGTCCGGAACGTCAGGGAAGTGTTCGCGAATGGCGGTTTCGTAACTGCCACCGGCTTCTATGGCCTTCTCGGCAATGTCGAGCATTCGGGCCATGATTTCCTTGCGGGTGTCCGTGGTCATGACACTGCTTTCAATGCGGGTTTGATCAGGGTGGCAAGGCGGGTCAGGCCCTTGGCGGTAACGCGCACCTGCTCTGTAACCTTTTCGGAGCCATCGGCGCGCCAGACGGTGGTTGTCTTGTGTTCAAGCAGCCCCTGCGCGGTTTTCGACTGATAGCCGAGCCACGTGGCGGAGCCGGTGCGCTTGTATGTCCAGCCGTTCTGCGCCAGCCATGCAAACAAATCCTTGGGCCGCATCTGCAAGACCTTGGCTGCATTGGTGATGCACATGGTGCCATCGGCCTGTGCGATGCGGTCAAAGCCATCAAGCTTGGGCTGTGCTTCCTCAAGCTGGCTTTCGAGTGCCAGCACCTTTTCGGTATAGGTCAGAAGCAATCCGCGCAGCGCACCCGGATCATTCAGGTGACGGTGCATGTCGGTCGGCACGGGTCCGCCTTCCATGCGTTCACGGACAACCGTGTTGCACCAGATATGAAATTCAGGCGACAGGTACTTGGCATAGGCCAAGCCGATCTGCCAGTGGGCGGTCGTGCCGCCATTCTTGCCACGTGTTGAAGTTAAAACCTGACTGTCAGGCAGGTTTAGATTCATGGCGAATGCGTCAATAAAGGCGGTGCCTTCCTTGCGTGCCCAATTGTAAGGCTCCCGGTTCTCTGGGCTGCCAGCCGCCCGCCACATATCGGTCAGGTTCAGCTTGTCATCATCAATACGGATGACCGCGCCGTTATAATCAAGCGTGGTCACAGCATTGTCGTTCACGGAATTCAGATGTGCATTCATCGCAAAACACCCTTTTGCGGTTGAGGATGCCGCAAGGGTGTCGTTAATGTTCGTACTTGTCAACGATTAATTCGGATCAAATGCCGAACCGGTGACGTTGCAATCGTAGTTTATTGCGTCTTCCTATCCTTCAGTGGGGGAATGCTCTTTGAGACTCGGTGCTGTAAATAGTGGGTGTTTCCCACCTTTTACGCCGGATAGATCGCGACGATGCGGGCGACATTGACGATCCGGTCGGGCTGGATGGTGATTTTTTTGGACTCGTCACCATACATCGTGCCGGTGAACCCGTGGTTCTGATCGTTCTCAAGGCATCGCATCAGATGGATCTCGCCTTCTATGTCGTGAATGGCGGCGTCTTCGCCCGGTGCCACGGGGTCATCAGGCGAACAGATCACAGTTTCGCGCATCCGAAGCCGGGGCATGTTCAGGGTGTTGGCGACCCGGACGGCATAAACGTTCCCTGAAAGCGTAAGGTTCTGCGGGGCCTCGACATGGGCAATCGGGTACATGGTCGCAATGATGCGCCCATTCTGGGCTCGTCCCACGACCGGGACCGTGTCCCGAAACAAGGGTGGTTCAGCCGATGGTACGCCTGTTGATGCCGCAAGGCTTGCCGGGGGCGGGCTTGTAAACTGCTTTGCTGATTCGCCAAAGATTTCGGTCAGGCGGACGCGTTGCGTTTCCGCAATCTTGAGTTTGTTCTCCATCCGCAGATCACGGGTCTTGCCGTTTTTGTAATGTCGCAGGGCAGATTCATTGATGCCGGCCTTTTTGGCAACGGCAAGAACGCTTTGCCCTGTCTGATCAAGCCACTGGTTAAAGCTCTGGCGTTGGTCCTCTATCGGGTCTGTCATTTCATCCTGCTCCAATGTCCTGTTGTTGTTTTTCGGCATTGTGCTCTTTGGTTGTTCAGAAGTTTATCGGCAAATAGTACGAATTATCGTTGACAGTAGTAATAAATGCCGAATATGCTTCGAGCATCATCAGAGAAAAAGGCACTTACAAATGTCCATTGATGCAAATCTGAACCGCATTCGGGCTTATCGCCGCCAGTACAATCTGGCGCGTTACCGGTTCGCCTGTCTGGCCGGGGTCAATGAAGCAGCAATCCGCAATATTGACACGACCGACTGGAACCCGACCGCGAATACCATCCGCAAGTTCGAGCAGGTCATCCCCCCGGAATTCATGGCCAACGCCAATGATGACACTGAAACGTCATCGGAACCGCAGGCCACCCCGGTTGATCGGGGTGAAGACCAGACCGAGGCGGCCTGACAGGTTCGGGCTTTGACCAAATGCCGGGTGCGGCGGGTGTTTCCGCATCCCTGACTTTCACACCATCTCATGGATCGAGGTAAAAGTTTATGTCGAATGCGACCAGAAATGCCCATCGTTTTGATGCGCCGGGTGCCGAGTTGTTTCAGGCGGTGTTTACATCGGCCTTTCACGACCATGTCGGCACCTATCAAAGCGAAGGCAAGGCAATGACCTTGGCCGAGGTGGCACGCGCCATCGGCAAGGAAAACAAAGTTCGCACGGTCGAAGCCTGGCGCGATGGAGAAACGGTTCCGCGCGGTGCTGATTTGTTTGCGGTCATGGCGGTCCTGCCGGTCAGCTTTTCCAACCGGTTGCTTTCGCTGATCGGGATCGGCGGTGCCAAGGAAATGTCGCCAGAGGAAATCAGTTTTCAGGAAGTCGCCCACGCGGCGGCAAGCTGTACCGAGATGTTCATCCGCCACATGGAAGATGGCCGGGTCGACCATATGGAAAAGGCAGAGCAGATGCGCTGGGCCCGCCAGATGCGCGACCGCCTCGACAAGGTTCTGCATGGCCATGATGCGCCCGGCAAATCGGGCAGCACCGGCAAGGGCAATGTGGCCGCACTTCCCAAACGGGCAGGTGCGCAATGAGCAACCCGGCGCTTAAAGACCTGATCAAGGCAGGCAATGATTTCCTGCGCAAGTCGCTGATCGAGGCGGCAAGGTTTGATCCGAACGTCAATGTCAGTGGCGAGGAAATCTATCAATCGATCATGGTGATGGATGACCAGGCGATGGACGACGTTGTGAAGATCAATCCGGCTGCCAAGGAAACCATGGATTTTGCCAAGGCCCTGCGGGCGGCGGGGGAATCGCTATGAGCACCGCCAAGCACTTCATCCCCTTGGCTGATCCGGCCCCGCGCGAAGTTCCGACCCCGGCCAATGATTTCCTGCCGCGTGGCACGCTGACCATGGCTGATGTGCGCCAGCGTTTATCGCATGGCCGGTCGCGGCCTGTCGCGGTCGAGGTCATCCGCCCGCGCAAGGTCCATGAAATCGATGTGGCCGAGGCCGCGATTTTCCCGCGCCTGTTCTGGGCGGTTTATGTCTCGCCCGATTTTGCCGGGGATGGCGATAACGATCGGCTGGCGCGCGCCTTTCGCGCCGATATGGATTGTTATGCCGGGTTGATGACCCCGTCGCAGTTCCATGATTTCCGCCGCGAGATGGACCACGGGGCCGATAGCGTTCTGGCCGTGCTGCTTGACCGGCAGGTTGGCGATGATGGCGGCTGGCACAGCCTCAAGGTGTTTGCCGTGATCTTCCTTTTGATGCTCTGGGTGGATCGATATGCCGCCCAGGCGATGTTCACCACCGATTTCGAACGCGCGGCGGCAGAGGTCTTTGACCATATCCGCGCCCTGCATGGCGATCAGTTCGCCGCCATCGAACCCTCGGCGCACAAGATGCTGCCCAAGGTCATCGCGCGGCTCAAGGCCTGCGGCCTGTTTCTGTGGCTGCCGGATTATCGGGGGGTAGAGGAATGACCGCCCTTGCCAAAGTCCAGACCGGTCTTGGGGCCATGATGTCGGGCGGTCGGCGCGAGGTTGCCGAGGGCGACCGCACCCGACAGGCCGATGATTTCTACCCGACCCCGCCCGAAGTGTTCGAAGCCCTGTTCCGTCGCTTTCCGCATCTGGCAGGCAAGCGCATCTGGGATATGTCGTGTGGTGATGGCGTTCCGGCCCGTGTGATGGAGGCCCATGGCTGCAAGGTGATCGGTACTGATCTGATCGATCGCGGCTATGGCGCTGGCGGGGTGGATTTCCTGTCGGTGATGCGGCCCAAGGCATCGGTCCTGATCACCAACCCGCCCTATGACAAAGACCTGCCTGCCTGCTTTATCGAACATGCGATGCGGATGCAGGTCGAGGAGCTTTGGCTGTTGCTGAAATCGACCTATTGGCATGCGGCATCGCGCCAAGGGCTGTATCGCCGCCATCGTCCGAAATGGAAGTGCGAGCTGCTTTGGCGGCCTGATTTCCTTGGCCTTGATCGCCCGACAATGGAATGCGCCTGGTTTGGCTGGCATCGCGACTGGTCGCGGGATGAAACCCTGCACGACCTGCTGCCCAAACCGCAGATGGACAACCTTGATTTGTTTCAACCGGCCCCCGGTGCGCGGGTCATCAATTACCAGAACGACAACCCGATTGATGCGGATTTGTTCGATACCCCGGCTGCCGGGGCGGTGTGAACCGATAGGGCAGACAGGGATCAGACGGCGAGTGCCCTGAGTTTCGCAAAACCCCGTCATCCGGTGGGCCTCTCCTCCCTAAGCCTTCGGGGGCCGCGACCAGACCTTTAAACCCCGTTACCCCGCTTGAAGGCAGGGTCGGGGTTTTCGGGTGAAAAAGCCGCACTGGGCGGCACCGGCTGAGTTTGAAGCCGATACGAGCAAACGAAAGGGCGGAACGATGTGATTGTAATTGCCCTGATTCTGATGGTGATCGCCCGCCTGATGCAACGGTCGGTGATCGCCTTCGCCCCGGACGGTGAACAAGCCGCCGGATCTGACCCGCCAGCGGGTTCCTCAAGCCTTCACCGCAGACCTAAGGGGCCTGTTTGGTGGCACGGCAAAACGCCTTGATATGCCAGAGAAGCCCGACCCCGGTTTGAAGACCGGGGCGGGCTTAAGGCAACAGGAAGGCCGGGCGGTTTGCTCCTTTAACCGTGTTGTCCGCACTCTGCAGCGCCCGGTTCTTCCGCCTTATGGCAAATTGCAAAATCTGCAAATTGCTTGATCCGATTCCATCATGCCATGAAGGGTGAGTGACATGACCAAGCCTGAAATCTCTGCAGAACTGCGTGATGCGCTGATTGCGGCAGCCAATACCAACACCATTGATGGTCCGCGCGGGCGGGCGATTGCGGTGATCCGGGTGGCGATCGACCGGCGTGTCCATTATGTCGGCAATGGCCGCCACGTCATCGTGATCAATGACCGCCCGGTGATGGTCTGTCAGGCCGTCGATATCGCCAATGCGGTGCTTGAACGCGCCGGGCTGCTTGATCATCGCATCGATTACCCGGGTGCCAAGTTCCAGTCGGCCTATATCACCGGTGCCAACGACAACGCCAGCCGCAGCAGCATGCAAGGCGGTGTGGCATGAGCGAGGCATCCTTCAAAACCATCCTGACCACGCTGCGCGATGCGGCAAATGACAATCTCGGCTGCGACGATACCGCGCGCCAGATCATCAATGATCTTGATCTTGGCGGCTTTGCCATTCGCCGCAGTTACGAGGTCGTCAATTATGATTTGCCGGTGCTGGTGCTCCATCAGCCGGTGCGCGGATCGGGCGAAAGCTTTGGCGGCAACCCGGTGATGAAATCGCCGAGTGCGGCGGACCTCAATGGTGAAACCGGCTGGCTGGTGTCCTGGGTCGAACATGGCCGCACCAAATGCGCCTGGTTCGACGGCGAAGGCACCGCGCGCAAGCTGCCCGACTACCGCGTGATCAACCCCAAAACCCCGTGCGCCGGTGCCAAAGCCGCGCGTGCTGCAATCGGAAAGGCTGCGTGATGACCAAATCAACCCCGCTTTGCCCAAATCAGGCCCTGCTTGATATCGAACTCGAACGCGCCCGCCAGCAATTGGTGGAGGGCTGGACGCCAGAGCATGATGACACGCATGACGATGGTGAGATGGCTCGTGCTGCCAGTGTTTATGCGTTGCTTGGTGGTTGGCCTGATGGGCCGGAAAGGTCGGTAATGGACTCGTTTGGGTCCAGCGGTGTCCCTTACACGGACCGTGCAAATTGGCCGTGGCACGTCGATTGGCTAAAGCCCACCGACCGCCGCCGTGATCTGGTCAAGGCCGGTGCCCTGATCGTTGCCGAGATCGAACGCCTTGACCGTAAGGCTGCCAAGGCCAAAGAGGCGGAGGAAGCCCAATGACCATCATCTATATCGCAGGTCCGATCACCGGCATGCCGGCGGGCAACAAACCGGCCTTTGATGCCATGGCGAAATACCTGACCGCCAAGGGCTACATCGTGCTCAATCCGCATGCCGTGCCAGCGGGCATGAATGAGGAAGCCTATATGGATATCTGCCTTGCCATGGTCCGCCATGCCAATGCGCTGTGCCTGCTCAAGGGCTGGCAGCAATCAGACGGCGCGCAGGCCGAACTGGCCTATGCCCGCAAGCGCGGTATTACGGTCATGGATATGTCAGACGATACCGACCACGTCACCCGCCTGGCCGCCAACGATACCGAACCACAGCGGGGTGCGGCATGAATTGGGATGTTTTCGAACAGGTATCTGATGACGATAAGGCCGACATGGAAAACTTCTGGAAGGCCGTCGATCATCTTGTTGTTACGGGCGGTGTGCGGCATGTCGCCACCATTCGGTGCAAGAAAACCGGCGGCTCACGCCAGTTGTTTGCCCCGGTCGATGATGTGCGGGTCAAGGCTGCCGACTTCGGGATTCTCAATTTGACGGTGTCGGTCGATATCCCTGGCGACGATGACAACATCATCGACCCCTATGGCTCCGGCCCGGTGCCGATCGAGCCGATCCGCATCAAAACCACGTCGCACACCATTGATGGTGTCAAAACCGGTCTTGTGGTGGGGCGGTGATGCCAGTTCCGATGGCGCTTTTTATCTTCTGGATGATGATTTGGCGGCGATAACGCTGCCTTGAAAAGGAATGCCCCGGCTATGCGGGCCGGGGCGGTATTGCAACAGATGAAAGGACGTTTGCAATGAGTGCTCAGAATACCGCAATGAACGACAATCTGTCCAGCAACGAAGTGATTTCGCTGGACTTCCATGGTTCTCAGATCGCGACTTTTGAGGTCGATGGTACGCCTTATGTCGCCCTGCGCAGTGTGTGCGAAGCGATCGGGATTGCCTGGAATGGTCAGTTCGAAAAGGTCAAGCGTGATCCCGTTCTGTCATCAACCGTTCGTGTGACACGAACGGTTGCCGAGGATGGCCGGTTGCGTGAAATGTCCGCTCTGCCGCTTGATATGCTGCAAGGCTGGCTGTTCAAGATCGATGCGTCACGGGTCCGGTCGAGCTTGCGCACACGCGTCATCATGTTCCAGCGCGAATGCTACCGAGCCTTGTCGGCCTATTGGTCGCATGGTGTCGCAGCACAACCAGCCATCCTGCGGGATGATCTTGACGGGCTGGTCACCGGCCTTTCGCCGGATGTCGAACGGGTGATTGGCGGCATCTTTAAGAAAGTCATCATCAAGGCGCTTGACGACCGGCTTGACGGCATGATCGAGGATCGCCTTGCGCGTGATCCCCGCATGGGGGCTGTCACCGCCATTCCGGCCTTGCAGGTCGCCGTCGAGCGCGGGGTTGCCAAACGTCCGCGCGGCTTTGTGCAGGCTGTCAGCAATGCCCTGACCCGTTATTGCGAGTGCAGCACGCGCTTTACCGTCCATCGTGATGTCTATGGCCGCAAGCTGTTCCCGCGAGAGGCGATCAACGAATGGCTGGCCAAGGGCGGCTGGGGGCCGCTCAAGGACCGCCTTGACCGACAGACCGGTGGTCAGAACGTGCTACGCCTTGTCGACAAGGGTGCGAAATGATGGCCTTTGCGTCCTCCAATATCGGCCAGCACCCCCATTTTGAGGGTGCTGGCGCGGCCTGCGTAGTTGCCCGTACGCCCAAAATTGGGGTGTGGGCGGCGGGTGCGGTTTTCTGCGGGTTTCGAGACGGTCAAATTGACCGTCCGGGTGTGGAGCGCAGCACGTATAACTGCGTTCGTAGTTGCCCGGATCGTCAATCTGATGTGGTGGCGACCCTGTACGCTCAATCCGGGCGTCCAGTATCTGCAATATTGACGCGAACGACAGGCGGGCGTATAGTCCCTTCATCCGCGCCACAGGTGCGGGCAGTCACGGCAAAATCCGTGGCCGGGATTGGCGTCCTGTCTGTCAAACGGCGTCCGAACCGCGCCAAAAGTCCTTTTGCGCGGTTTTCCTATGGTCGGGCGCGTGGGAGGGCCTTGCGGCCCGCCACTCCGTTTGGTGGTAACGCCAATCCTGCGCGTCCGGCCACCAGGGATTGGCGTCTCCGGTGGTTGGTTAACCCAGTTCAAACGGAGGCTGTCATGCCTAATCATGACCATGGGCGGAATCTGCCCGAAAAGCTCACTTTCCAAGATACCGAACTATCGATCATCGACCGCGACGGGGTGCCGTGGCTGACCGGGCCGGACATTGCGCGGGCTTTGGGGTATTCCGATGCCAGCAAGATTTCCAAGCTGTTCAACCGGTATAAAGACGAATTCACCGATGGAATGGCCCTTAAGACCAAATTGGGCTTGAGGGGTCAAATCCAACCAGCCGCGGTTCGCGTCTTTAGCCCACGCGGGGCGCAGTTGATCGCCATGCTGGCGAAGACGGACCGGGCCAAGGCGTTCCGGCGCTGGGTGCTTGATGTGCTTGAGGCACAAGCGGCCCCGGCGGCCCAGTCTTCCCCGGATGGTGAGGCGCTGCCGGATCTGACCGCCTTGCGCCAGCAGGTGGTGGGCGATGTGGTCACGCTGATCATGGACAAGATCGGCCCGATGATCGCGGCGCAAAGCCCGCGCAGGATGCCGCCATTGACCAAGCCCGACGATCCGATGCCGCGCCTGATGGACGGGCATGCGGTGTTTCGCATCGGCAACCGGATGGTGATTGTCGATACGTGCGATTATCGCCTGAGCCGTGGCGACCGGGCCGTGGTGCTGCAGGTCGAAGATGGTGAATTTCCGAAAGTTGTCACCGTGCTGGATGAACCGCCGCTCAAATCGTGGTTCGACCGGTGCATGATTTTTGACTCGGGGGTGCATTGGCACATCCCCGTCGGGGCCGTGCTTGGCCGTGTTGTTTGGGAGGGTGATGTACGATGAAAGCTTTCGAGAAAATAGCCCAGTTCCGTGATCTGGATGGCTTGCTCAACAACGTCTGGCTTGGGTCGACTGGCGAAGTAGATGGTGTTACGCGCGTTGATCTTTACTGGCGGGATGTTCTGGCCCTTGTCGCAGAGCTTGAGGCGATGCAGGAGGCGCTACATCAGTCGGACCAGCGGGTCAGATCGATTCATCACGAGAACGAAGAACTGATCGAAATGTGCGTCAAAGCAAGGGCGGAAACCGACAGCCTGCGCGCCGTTCTCGAAGCCGTCCACAAGGATCTGCGCGACCGCGCGGATCCGGATGGCACCGTTGCCGTCGGCGCAAGCGTCTGGATCGATCTTGATAATGCTGTGAAAGGCGGTGCGTGATGTCGAGACGGCCCGTGGCAAGACGCCAAACCAAAGCCATTCAGGACACGCCGCCGTTGCACCGCCAGATTGCGGATCTGATGGTCGATGCCTCCGACCCGGATGTCAGCGACGCGTGCTGCGTAATCCTCAAGCACCTGGCGATGCGCAACAGTCCAGCGCCCGACCCATTCTGTGACTTCAATATCGAGCTGTCCGGCTTTCTAAAGGACGGGCCGGGAACGGATAGCGGAGGGTCGGAGTGATGCAAAGCAACGACGCGCTTGCGGCCTATATCGCCGATCAGACCGGCTATCTCAAAGGCTCTGTGCGCTACACAAAGGTCTTTTTGCGGGCATGTTCGGTGATCGATGGCCTGACGGTTGGCCGATCGATGAAAGATGCACCCCGTGATGGCAGCCGGATCCTGATAGAAACATCCGATTTCGGGTGGGTCGAGGGATACTGGAATGCAGATGTCGCCAATTTCTACAAGTCGCAGGAAGGCTGGTCGAGTTACGACCCGGAAAACGCGCAAGGCGACTGGTGTTCTGTCGTGCCGTTTGCGGGGCAGAACCCTGATCATCAGGCTGTCATCTGGCAATGAATACAGTTGGTTAGATGCGGAAAGCTGCAAGGGCCATGATGGGCCCGTCTGCCCGCCCGCTGTCGATGCTGCGGCGATCAAGGCTGCGATCCTTGGTGATGGTTCACAATCCAGCTAAGCGGGTGGCATCATGTCGAGCTTTGATCTGTTTTCTGAGGCTGTCGCCCGGACGACGGCAGCGCAGGATGGCTGGCTGATCGGTCAGGGTGTGGACCCTGAATGGCTCTATGGCGGTGCTTCGCGCTATGGGGCTTTGCGGGTGGCCGCTAATGACAATGATGGCTGGGATGCTGCTGAAACTGGTGGGCAAGCCATGATCGTTCTGCCAGAGCTGCCGTTGCCGGATCCGTGGGATGTTCAGGTGTTTGATATCGGCGATTTGATTGCATGCAACCCACGCAATCCGTCGGAGATGTGGGCCCGAAACGGGTGCCGAATGATCAACCCGGAGGCCCCGGAATATGCCCGGCATTTTGAGGTTGATCTGCGCATCTATGCCGATCCGATTGCCTATCTTGTTGGCAAGCAGGTTGGGTGTGTGATCGTCGATTGGTCGGAAATGACATCGTTTCCGTTGATCGGCCCGCGCAAAATCATCTGCGATACGCTTGAAATCGGGGAACGTGTTGACCGCCTTTTTCGGTCTTCTCGCGTTCCTGAAATTCACATAACACAAGAAAAACTGGGGGCAGCGTGAGCAACAATAGTGTTCCGCTTAATCAGGTGCGAAAGATGCGTGCGGCCAACGATGAAGCTGGCCGAACGCCTGCGATCCCCAAGGGGCGCGTTGCTCAGGACGTGGAAACTCGTGCCCGGCAAGACGGCATGTTCTATGCCAGTTCGTTGCAGGGGAAGACGCCAAAACCGCGTAAATGGATTGTCCCCGATCTTATCCCTGATAGTGCTGTGACGCTGTTTTCGGGCAATGGTGCGATCGGCAAATCGATCCTGTCAATGCAGCTTGTCACCGCTGCGGCTGCTGGGCAAAAGTGGCTTGATGCGGATGTTGAGCGGTGTCGTGCGCTTTATCTGAGTGCTGAGGATGATCGGGATGAAATGCATCGCCGATTGGAACGGGTGAACACACATTACGGCCTTGAGCCGGCGGATTATGAATCTGAATTGATCCTGTGGGACAAGACCATGAACGCGCAGCCGTTTCTGTTTCGGGATCAGGAAGGTTGGCAGGAAAGTCCGTTTTACTGTCTTTTAAATCAGGCGGTCATCGATCTTGGCGTGCGGTTGGTTGTGATCGACAGCATGTATAACTTCTTTGGTGGTAACGAGCTTAGCCGTACAGATTCAACGGCGTTTATGGACTGTTTGCAGAGGTTGGCGCTTGAGGCGGAATGCGCGATCGTTGTGCTGTGGCACCCGTCGGCGTCTGGACTTGATAGCGGCACCGGAACATCTGGTTCGACCGCGTTTCGCAACCGTGCGCGTCAGATGCTTTATATGCAGATGCCCAAGGAAACCGAGGGCGAAGTTGACCCTGATGTCAGGTTGCTCAAAATTGTTAAGTCCAACTATGGGCCCAACAATGTCGAATACCGTCTGCGGTTTGGCAATGGTGTTTTGCTGCCCGATGGCGAGCATGGTGGCGGCTTCCTTGATGAAGCGGGCAAGGCGCGCCAGCGCCAGGTGGTCAAGGATATCTTTATGGTCTGTCTTGATGCGGCAAATGAACAAGGCCGGTACCCGACAGACGGGAAAAACAGCCCCAGATATGCCCCGAAAATGTTCAAGGCAATGCCAGCGGGTGAGGGCATATCGTTCCAGAAATTGGCCCGCGCCATGGAGGATCTTTTTGCCGAAGGCACCATCGTTGTGCGCACGGTAAAGGGCGAGGACAGGCACGCGCAGAAGGCGATTGTGCGGTCTGAAAATGCCCTGATACCCGGCGATTAAGGTTGCGGGAAGTGCTATCGTAAGTCATTGATATTAAACGATAGTGCATTCTGGGCGATTTGGTGAAAAGTGCGGGAAGTGCGGGAAGTGCTATCGTAACATATTGAAAGTAAACGATTGTCACCCGTGTTTTCAGGGAAAAGTGGGGTTTGATTGTGCGGGAAGTGTTGTCGCAACATGTTGAAATCATTCAATAATTGCATTTTGTCAAAGTGCGGTTGCAAAAATAACACATCCCGCACTTAACGCACTGATAATAAAGGAGGAATTGGAGCTTTCGGCGTGTTTATTTTCAGTGGCCCCAAAAGTGCGGTAAGTACCTTGCTAAGTCATTGATTTTATTGCGGGCAGTCTGCGGGCGGGAAGTCCCTATAGATATTCTATCTATACAAGGGGCTCTATTGAGAGCCGCCCCCTGTGATCAAAAGAGGGCATTCGGGGTGAGAGGTTTGGTTGTCTGATGGTTGATCGATTTTCATTGGTTCCGTGTGTTCACAAGTCAGCGAAAGGAAGTGCGTGATGTACCTTGATGTTTCTGGAATGAGTACGGCAGAGATCGCCAAAGACGTTGCGCGGCTATTTGATCTGGTTGCTGAGGAACGTGCCAAGCTGCGCTCTGGTGATGCTGCCTCGCTTTCTGACGGTTTGACGTTGTCGGGCCGTCACGCTGGGGCTGCGGACCGGCTTGCTGAGGACGCGGGAAGGGCACCGGTTGAGACGGCGGCGAAGGTTTCGGTGATCGCCATCGCTTACCAGATGAAAGCGGTTGGCAGTTTCAACCGAATGCAGGTGCTTTGCGATGCGGTTGGTGAGTTGTCTCCGAATGCCGAGGCATGGCTGGATAACTGCTGGAACGGCGTGGCGGGCTGGTGGTCCTGATCAGGAAAGGGTGAGGCGATGGTTAAGCAGGATGTGATGGATATCTGGTCCGCGTTGCAATGGGCTGTGCGTGACCAGAAGGCGGATCAAGTTTTTAACGCCAGCCATTTTTGCAAGGCTGGTGCATTCAAGGGCAGCATTACGGGCAAAGGCATCGAGATGGCCCAGCTTGGTGTCACGGTGGATGTATCGCGCGGTTCTGGTGCAGACCTTGACCCGGATGCTGAACTGATCTGGCAAGGGGTCGAGCTGTTGTTTGCCCAGTGGCGCAAGGGTGAGCTGGCCGCAGAGGTCGGCGCCAATGTGCCGGTGCAAATGCAGCGCTGCCTTGCCAGATTGCCTGGTCATCCCGTTGTCGAGATGATCATGGCGGCACGGTCAGGTGACATGCCAGACTGGATGCCCGGTGGCTGGACCAATGACGCATCGCTTACCCGTCGTCAGGTGGAAGAGTCGAGGCTGGTTTATCTGCTGGTCTGGGATCTTCTGGCTGCTTTGTGCAAGAGGTTGCAGGCATCCGACAGCATGGGCATTACCATCGAAATGCCCAGAATTCCGCGCTCTCCATGGAATGCGCGCAAAAAAGTTCAAAAAGCTTGTTGACTTGTTTTGCGGTTTCTGGATACCTAAACAGGCTCATAAACAGAACTGCGCCTGCCGCTCACCAGCGGCGGGCGTTTTTCGTTTCATGGTTGTTCTTGTCTCCCAGCGGTTGATGATGCTTGCTGAGTTTCTTGGACGTTTCCTCCCTCAGCTTTCGAGCTGCACTCGCGGCGGTTACCCTCACGGGTGCCGCCGCAGTCTTTTGGTGGTGATGTGATGCCGAACCTGCCGACAAAGCCATGCGCTGTCGCCCGGTGCGGCACGCTGACCAGGGAGCGATACTGCGAGAAGCATCAGGCCGAACACCGCAAGCGACAGGACGAACGGCGCGGAACCGCGGCCAAGCGTGGCTATGGTTCCAAGTGGCAGAAGGCCCGCGCCGTGTTCCTTCGGGAACATCCGTTATGTTGCCAATGCCAGGCGCAAGGCTATGTGGTTGCCGCCACGGTGGTTGACCACATCACGCCGCACAAGGGCGATCAGAAGTTGTTCTGGTCCCGCTCGAACTGGCAGCCGCTATGCAAAACGCATCACGACCAGAAGACAGCCAAAGAAGACGGAGGCTTTGGTCATCGCTGATGCATGGGTGGGGGAGGGTCAAATCCCTGCACCCCAACCGCCCAAGACCGCTTGGGTGGTCACGTTTTTACGCACGGGAAATTGAAAAGGAAAAACCCATCTGGGGAAACCCTTGGTCCAGAAGGACAAGGGCAGAAGGCGTTTCCCGAATTGATGGAGTGAAGCCATGGCACGGGGACGTAAACCTGATCTGCCAAGCAATGTCGTTCGGCTGACGCAGGACGGGAAGCAACCCGGAACGCAGACGCAGGACGCAAAGGAAATGGCGCGCGATCTTAAGCCGCGCGGCCTGCCAAAAGATGTCGCAGCGGTGTGGGATGCGGTCGCGCCGGTACTGGCTGAAAAGCATCGGCTTGATCCGTTGTTTGTTCTGCCGGTGGTGGAGCTTTGCCACTGTGTCGCGAAGATGAATGAATACCGTGCGCTGTTTCGCAGCAAGGTGAAAATCACCGATGCCAACGGACGGCAGCGCACAGAGGTTTACGGCGAAACCTATGAGGTTGAAGGCCGTAACGGTAATCAGATGAAGACCCGCCCGGAGGTTGCACAGTTCAATGAAACCCGCCGGACCTTTCTGCGCCTGACTGCTGAATTTGGCATGACGCCATCTGCTTCGCGGTCCCTGGCGTCGGCGGCAGGTCAGGGTGATTTGTTCGATGACTTCGACGACTTCGCACAAGGCAGGGGCACCTAAGAAGCATCGCCCGGTCACCCGAAAGGATCTGGCAAAGAAAGTGCCCGAGGCGATCCTTGGGCATGTCAGCACGATCTATGCGCTGGACATTGTCGAAGGCAAAAAGCCAGCCTGCAAGAAACGCATCGCCGCATGCCAGCGCCAGCTTGATGATCTGGTGCATGGCGCGGAACGCGGCTTGGTGTTTTCGATCCCGCGTGCGGATCACGCGATGCAGTTCTTTGGCTACCTGCGCCATTCAAAGGGGCAGTGGGGCGGCCAACCTTTTGTGCTTGCCGATTGGCAGGCGTTTTGCACATCGGTCATCTTTGGCTGGCTGACAGCAGAAACGCTGACCCGCCGGTTTACATACGTCTATGTCGAGGTGCCGCGCAAGAACGGCAAGTCAACATGGCTGGCCCCGATCGGGCTTTACATGCTGATGGCCGATGATGAACCGGGTGCGGAGGTTTACACCGCTGCGACCAAGGCCGATCAGGCCAAGATCATCTTTCAGGAAGCTGATCGCATGGTCGCGACCAGCCCGGCGCTGCGCCGCCGCGTCAAGCGGATGGCGCGGCACATGGAACATCCGAAAAGCTTTTCGGAACTGAAATACATTTCGGCGGATGCCAAGAAACTTGATGGCCTGAACAGCCATTGCAATCTGGTTGATGAAGTTCACGCCCACCCGGACGGGCAGTTGATCGAGGTGCTTAAAACCGGCATGGGCGCACGTCGCCAGCCGTTGCATGTGGAAATCACGACGGCAGGGACCAACCCTTATTCGATCTGCCGGCAGCATCATGATTACACCGTCAACGTGCTTAATGGCGTGTTTGAAGATGATACCTGGTTCGGTTTCATCTGTTCGATCGATGATGGTGATGATCCGTTTTCCGAGGTGTCCTGGGAAAAGGCCAACCCGAACTATGGGGTTTCGGTCCTGCCCGAGGCGATGCGCAAGGTATCGATCGAGGCCAAGAACAACCCGTCATCTCTTTCGGGGTTCAAGCGCCTTCGCCTGAATGTGTGGAGCCAGACGGCGGAAATCTGGCTTGATATCGAGAAATGGCGCGGCTGCGAGGTTGTGATCGATCGCGAAAGCATGCGCGCTCGCAAGTGCTATGTCGGGCTTGACCTTTCATCGGTTAGCGACATCACCGCCGCCGTGCTGGTCTTCCCACCGGTTGAGGTCGGGGAGCCGGTCAAGATTTTGCCGTTCTTCTGGGTGCCAAAGGGCACGATTGAAAAGCGGGCCGATGACAAGGCTGTGCCATACGATGTGTGGCTTGCCCAAGGCCTTATTCGTGAAACGGATGGTTCGGCAACGGACTATGACGCGATTGAGGCTTTCCTGATCGGCAAAGAGGAACTTGGTCTTTCGGGGCTCAGTGACGAATTCGAGATTGCCGAGGTCTGCTATGACCGCATGTTCGCGGGCCAGATCATCCAGCATCTTGAGGATGCCGGGTTGACCTGCGTTTCCTGCGGTCAGGGGTTCTATGGCATGGCGGCCCCGTGCCGCGAGCTTGAGCGCCTGGTGCTTGATCAGGGCATCGCCCATGACGGCAATTCTGTCATGGACTGGATGATCAGCAACACGTCGGTCAAACAGGATGACGCCGAAAACAAAAAGCCGATCAAACCCGACACGCGCAAGGATATGCGCAAGATCGATGGTGTGGTCGCAATGTTGATGGCGATTGGCCGGATGATTTTGGCTGAGGAAGACGGGCCGAGCGTCTACGAAGAGCGCGGTGTGCGAACACTTTGAGGGTGGCAGGCATGGGGTTGATGAAATTTGTGCGCGGTCTGGGGCGTGGTGGTGCGTCCGGGGCGCGATCACAGACCTTTGACCTGTCAAATATGTCTGGTGAAGACCTTAAGGAGTTCATCCGCATTGGTGGCGGGATGGATACCGCGTCGGGTGTTGCTATCACCGATGCGCGTGCCATGCGTGTTGCTGCGGCGTGGCGGTGTGTCAACATCATCGCGGGCACGATTGCCAGCATGCCAACCGACATCATCAGACGCGAAAGCGAAACGGTGCGCCGACCGGCGGTTGGTCATCCGTTGCGCCGTGTGCTGACAGTCAAGCCGAACCAATGGCAGACCCCGGCAGAATACAAGCGTTTGATGCAAGGGCATGTCCTGATGCGCGGCAATGCCTATTCGCGCATTGTCCGATCAGGCAAGGATGTCATCGCGCTTCTGCCGATGCATCCTGACCGCACGCGGGCAGAGCAAAACGACGATATGACGATGCGCTATCGGTACACGCGACCGGATGGCTCATTCATCACGTTGCAACAGAAGGACGTGTTTCATCTGCGCGGAATGTCACTTGATGGCGTTCACGGCATGTCTGTCCTGTCCAACATGCGCGAGGCATTGGGGCTGTCTATCCAGACAGAAACCGCCGGGGCTTCGATGTTCAAGAACGGTGTTCTGGCAGGTGGCGCTTACAAGCACCCTGGCCAGCTCAGTGACAAGGCGTATGACCGTCTGAAATCAAGCCTTGATGAAAAGTCAGGCGCAAAGAAAACAGGCGAATGGCTGATCCTTGAGGAAGGAATGGACATCGCGTCGGTGGTTCTGTCTGCACAAGATGCACAGTTCCTCGAAACACGGGACTTTCAGCGATACGACATCGCGATGTTCTTTGGTGTTCCGCCTCACATGATCGGGGCAACGGACAAGCAGACATCTTGGGGATCCGGGATCGAGGCACAAGGCATTGGCTTTGTGACTTATACCCTGTCGGACTGGTTCTCAATCTGGGAGCAAGCGATCAAGCGCGATCTGTTGCCGCCCGAAGAATGGGAAACGGTTGATTTCAAGTTCTTCCCGCAAGGTCTTCTGCGCGGCGATACCAAGGCGCGCAAGGAATTCTACCAGTCCGCCTTGCAGTGGGGCTGGATGAGCCCGAACGAGGTTCGCGAGAAAGAGGACATGAACCCGCGTGATGGCGGTGACATCTACTACGACCCGCCGAACACAGCCGGAAATCAGAACGAGGACACAGGCGATGACAATTCGCAAGCTTCCGAAGATCAACGCATTCAAGATTGACGGCGTCGAGTTTGACGCGCCGTCCGATGCTCTGGAGCGTTGGAACGCTGCGGTTCGTTCCGTCTCTGCCGCTGCTGGTGATGGTCAGATCGAAATGTATGACATCATCGGCGAAGATATCTGGTCGGGTGGTGGCATCACGGCGGCCTCTGTCGCCGAGGCTTTGCGGTCTGCTGGTGATGTGACGGTATCGATCAACTCGCCTGGCGGTGATTTCTTCGAAGGGATCGCGATCTATAACCTGCTGCGCGCGCATCCGCACAAGGTCACAGTCAATGTTGTCGGTCTTGCTGCATCCGCCGCTTCGGTGATTGCGATGGCCGGTGACGAGGTCAATATCGCCCGCGCCGGGTTCATGATGATCCACAATGCGTGGTCGATCGCCGTTGGCAACCGGCATGACTTTTTGTCGGTGTCAGAGACGCTTGAAAAATTCGATGCGCAAATGGCAGAGCTTTACGCCGCCCGCGCTGAAATCGATCCGGCAGAGGCCGCAAAGTTCATGGACGATGAAACATGGCTTTCCGGCGAAAACGCGATTGAGCATGGATTTGCCGACGGTTTCATTGCAGCAGATGACGTGACCAACGATCCGGATGCTGATGAAGGCAACGCGCGCGCAGCCATTCGCAGTGCCGACATTGCCTTGGCAAAACAGGGCATGCCGCGCTCCAAGCGCCGTTCTGTTCTTAGCAAAATTCGGGGTACGCAGGACGCTGCCCCACCCGCCACGCCGCGCGCTGGCGATCTGGCCGCCGCATTGGCGGATCTCAAAAATACCATTTCACCACGCTGAAAAAGGATCACAGCGATGAATCGTATGATTGCCCAGCCGTCGCGCGGGATTGTAGCCGTGCGCGCAGATGCAACCGACCCGTCCAAACTGGTCGGCGAAATCAAAGCGGCGTTCGAAGACTTCAAAAAGGCCAACGATGATCGCCTTGCGCAGATCGAGGCCAAAGGGTCTGCCGATGTCGTGACCAATGAAAAGGTCGACAAAATCAACGCATCGATCACCGACCTGCAGGCGAAGCTCAATGAAATCGCAACGTCGCAGGCGGCAATGCAGATGTCTGGTTCTGCTGCAGCCGATGAAGAGGCCGCCGCGGTCAAGGCGTTCTCGCGCGAACGTGGGCAGGATATCCCGGTTGAGGATTATCGCGCCTACAAGGACGGCTTGAACACCTATATGCGCCGTGGTTCGAGCACGCCGAATGATGTCAAGGCGGCACTGTCTGTCGGGTCTGATCCGGATGGCGGTTACACCGTGACGCCTGATATGTCTGGACGCATCATCAAGAAGGTCTATGAAACGACCCCGATGCGCCAGCTTGCCAATGTCGTGACGATCGGCACCGATAGCCTTGAAGGCTTCACCGACCGCGACGAAGCAAGCGCGGGCTGGGTGTCTGAAAAGGGCGCTCGTACCGAAACTGATACGCCGGGCTTTGGCAAGTGGTCGATCCCGACCAACGAAATGTATGCCGAGCCGAAGGCAACTCAGAAAATCCTTGATGACAGTATGTTCGACATCGAGGCTTGGCTTGCCGAGAAGGTTGCTGACAAGTTCGCACGCGTCGAAAACGCGGCCTTCATCACCGGTGATGGTGCGGAAAAGCCGCGCGGCATTCTTGACTACGATACCGTTGCCACGGCAGACGCTACCCGCGCATGGGAAAAGTTCGAGCATATCAATACCGGTCAGTCCGGTGCGTTCGCGGCGTCTGATCCAGGCGACAAGCTTGTCGAACTGGTGTTTGCGCTCAAGGCATCCTACCGGAACAACGCGAACTGGCTGATGTGCCGCAAAACTGTCGCCGACGTTCGCAAGCTCAAGGATGGCGACGGCAATTACCTTTGGCAGCCTGATTTTACCCTGCGCCAGGGTGGTCTTCTGCTGGGCTACCCGGTTGTTGAAGGCGAAGACATGCCGGTGCTTGCGGCGAATTCGCTGTCGATGGCCTTTGGTGATTTCCGCGAGGCCTACACGATCGTTGATCGCAAAGGCATCACCGTACTGCGCGATCCGTTCACGCAGAAAGGTTTTGTGAAGTTCTACTCGACCCGTCGTGTCGGTGGTGGGGCTTCTGATTTCGAGGCGCTCAAGTTCCTTCGCTTCGGTTCCTGATCCAGTTGACGGGCTGGTGCGCCAGCCCGTTTTCCCATCCGCATAAGCAAAAGGATTCTATGCGATGAAACGCGACGATATCAGCAACATGGGCGTCGACTTTGCCATTGCGCCTGCTGCACTTGATGCCGACCCGACCCCGCCTGCGGTTGATCTGATCGGTTTTGATTCTGCTTCCTTCCTGATCAATGTTGGCGTCGGTGGCATCACCTTCTCTGGCACCAACAAGATCGAATTCGTCATGACCCATTCGGACGATGACGCAACTTATACCGCGGTAACCGATGACGATGTTGTCGGTGTCACGGTTGCCAGTGGCGGTATTGTCCACTCGCTGACCGCTGCCCATGCGGCGGCAACTTCCACAAAGGTCGGTTACATCGGCGGCAAGCGCTATGTCAAAGTGCTTCCGGACTTTAGCGGCACCCACGGTACTGCGCCCCCGATGTCAATTCCGGTGGTCAAGACCCGCGCGCATCAGCGCCCGGTCGCCTGATAAAACTGGATTGATCTGATTAATAGGCCAGGGTGCTTAGCGCCCTGGCTTCTTTGTCTGGAGAGACCGATGAAAACCATCGTCATGCTGAAAGATGCGACGGGTGCAGATCGCGGACATACGGTACGCGATTACGAAAAAGGCAAGGAATACACCGTAAGCGATGACCTTGCGAAAGAGTTCATCCGTTCCAAGGCGGCCAAGGCAAAGCCTGTGAAAGCCGCCACCAACAAATAATCGGGTGTCATGATGGATGTCGTTCTAACGACCGCACCGGAATCGCCGGTGGTAACGCTGGGCGAAGCCAAGAAACAGTTGCGGGTTGTCGACGGCTTCACCGATGACGACGATTATATCGAAGGGCTGGTTTCCGCTGCGACCAGCTACCTGGACGGGCGCGAGGGCATCCTTGGGCGCGCAGTTGTGACGCAGACATGGACAGGAACGATTGATTGGCGGTTTCCAGATCAGATTGAAATCCCATTGCCGCCTTTGCAGTCTGTCAGTTCGGTTAAATACATTGATACCGCTGGCGATCAGCAGACGCTTGCCAGCAGTGAATATCAGGTGATTTCGAACAAGGAACCCGGCCTTATTGTCCCGGCGTTCGGCAAATGCTGGCCGTCGGTGCGTAATCAACGCCAAGCTGTCGAGGTCGTCTTTGTCGCAGGCTATGGCGCGCCAGAGGCAGTGCCAGAACGGATCAAGCAGGCGGTATTGTTCCTTGTGTCACATTGGTATATCTCGCGCACGCCGGTTAATGTCGGCAACATCGTCAATGATATCCCAAAGACATTTGACGCCTTGGTCGGGTCTTCGAGGGTGTGGAGGTTTTGATGGCTACGATTTCAGATATCAATGTCTGCAAGGTCGCACGCGAAAACATTACGCTTGAGATTCGCGTTACCGGTCTTTGGCGGTTCAAGGTCGGTCTGGTTATCCTTCGCCTTGGTGCGTGGGTGTCCGGTGCGAATATCGAGTTGAAATCTGGCGGTTCTGATGCAGCCCGGTGAAATGAATGAGCTGATCACGTTTGAGCGGGGCAGTTATACCCAGAATGCCGGGGGCGGGTCGGTGGAGGCTTGGGCGCAGCTTGGTGCGAAAAGCTGGGCCAAGGTCAAGCCGATGTCGGGCAATGAACAGGTGCGCGCCGCACAGGTTGGCAGCAGCACCATGTATGAAATCGGGCTGTATCGCCGGACCGATGTCAATGAAGCCGATCGGATCGTGCGCAGCAACGGGGATGTGTTGCGGATCCGATCCGCACCGAGTGAAACAAACGCCGCCTTCATGACCATCATGGCCGAGAAGGTGACGCCTTAACCGAATTCGTCTTCGAAGCTTTGGAACAGTTCGAGTTCTTCGGGTTTCAGGACGCCATCAGCTTTGATCAGTTCGTGGCAGGCATCAAGGAATTGCCGCCGCTGTTGCAGGTCAAGGTCCCAAATGGCGTCAAAGGCGTCGTTGATCTGGCTTTCAGTAGGGTGGAGGCGTTTCAGGTAGGCGGTAATCGCTGCGGTGTCCGCGTCCATCATCGGGCGTCCAAGGTCAATACAGCCTTTGGCGACGTGATCGAGCATGAAATCAAGTTCGGCTGGATGCATGAATCCGTCGCTGCGCGATAGCGTTGAAAGCAGCCGCATTTGATGGCGGAATTTCTGCTTGGCGAACTGGCCAGCCGGGGCGCGTTTTTCAGCGCCCGGTGTGAAGTCGCTGGGCGGAAAGCGGTTCGGGTCTACATCGGTCGAGAGTTCGTTGCGAAAGAACGCGACCGGGTGATAGGTCACGCCGTCAACATCAATGACCGACAGAATGCCGGTGCTAAGGAATGATCGGTACTTCTTGCGCTCGTGACAATGAGCATGAATGCGATAGGCCGTTGGCTCTGTATCGCATCGGTGAACCGTAATACGGCGCATGGTGATGCGGTTTCGGCTGTCGCAATATTCGATGGCAAAGGAGATGTCGCCGATATCAAGTTCGGCATCCGGGTTGCTGGCGGGCGCGAAGGTAATGGCTTCTTCCGGTTCATCATGAATTGGCGGCCATGTGCCCGGAATGGGCGGCGCGTTCTTGGCGTGGAAGATTTTGTTTACTGGCATTTCTCACCCCGTTGCAATCAGGGGTGGAATGCTACGTCTGTCATATGATGGGAGTCAAATATTTCAGGATTTTCGCAGACGGACGCCAGCGCCTTCGCCGTTCTCGGAAATGAATATTACGCCTTTGCTTTCCAGCGCTGTTTGGATGGCAGAGAGATTGGGTTTGTTGATGTTAGGCACGGTGTCGTCAAAGGATTCTGCCCGTCGAACAGTCATAAGTCCTACTTCTGCGAGTTCGGCAAGTTGTTGTGCGGTGATTTTGATGATGGCGCGGGCTGCTCGTATCTGCGATCCAGTGATCATTTTTGTACCATATGATTTTTAATTGACCATTTACGTATCAAGTGATACTTAAAATACCACCTGATGCGTAGTGAGGCAATTTAATCATGTCGGACAGCACGATTTCAGTACCGGTGACGGTCACGGACTATATCGGGACTTACCAAAAATTAAGTCAGGCGGGTGACGCCGACCACAACAGTCATTTGATCGAATGGCTGGAGGATCAGCTTTTGACCGTGCGTCCGCGTGATGTGGGCGAGTTCAAGGCGAAAATGGATGTGCTGCTGGATTGGGTTAACCCCGGTATCAGCGGCATGAGCGAGAAGGGGACTGACCTGCTTGTCACGCAGGTCAACAGCCTGAGGGCCGATCTGCTGGCGCTTCGGGATTTGGGGATGTGACACAACGGGGGTTGTTTCAACATCAATGGAGTGTTTGCTATGTCAGCAGCACGTAAGTTCAATCCGATCAATGACAATCCGGGCGGCAATGATCTTGTCGTTCTGGATTTTCATGGAAGTCGTCTTGTTACCTTCGAACACAATGGCCAGCCGTATGTTGCTATGCGGTCGGTTGTTGAGGGAATGGGCCTTGATTGGTCGAGCCAGCGTAAGAAGCTGGCGGATCAGTCCGCGAAATTCAGTTGTGGTCATATCGCCACAACTGGTCGAGATGGTAAGTGTTATCAAATGCTTGCCATGCCGGTTCGAAAGTTGCCCTTGTGGTTGGCGTCTATCAATCCGAACAAGATCAATGATTCGGAAAAGCGCCAGCGCATTGTTCTGTATCAGGAAGAATCAGCGATTGCGCTGCATGATTACTGGACGCACGGGGCGGCGGTTCGCAAGGATGGCGTTCAGATGGATGCCATCCGCGATATGGTGAAAGAAATGGTCGTAGAAGCCATGACGGAATTCACCAAGCAGATGATGCCGCAGATGATCGAACATCATCTGTCGCGCAATCCACAGGTCGGGGCGGTTACTTCTGTTCCGGCTTTGCAAGTCGCGATCGAGAATGGTGTGAAAAAACGTCCGCGCGGCTTCATTCAGGCGGTCAGCAACGCGTTGACGCGGTTCTGTGAAAGCAGCCCGCATTTCACCATCCATCGCGATGTCTATGGACGCAAACTGTTCCCGCGCGAAGCCATCAACGCATGGCTGGCCAAGGGCGGGTGGGGCCCGCTAAAAGACCGTCTTGACCGGCAGGTAGAGGGACAGTCGGTTTTTGATCTGGTCCAAGGTGGCAAGCAAAAATAAATAGGCCACACAGGCATATTTAAATGGATTAAAGGGCTGCCTTCTGGCGGCCCTTTTGTTTTGGGGGTTGGGTATGAGCCGTCGGGGATCTGGGCTGCGCGGGGTGAACAATTTCCGCCGGCTGTTGCGGCGGTTGCCCGATGAAGTTTCGCAAGAGGTTCGCGACGAAGTGCGCGAAGCTGCCGAGTTGATCGAATATGACGCCAAGCGGTTGGTGCATAAGGATAGCGGCGATTTGGCGGCATCGATCAGTCACAAGTTGGGACGTGACAAGATGTCAGCCCAGATCGGTTTCAGTTCAAAATGGAAGCGGCTTTGGCGGCAAGCTGGTTGGCGTGCGGCGTTCGAAGAACTTGGCACGTCGCGGCAACGCGCCCATCCGTTCCTGTTCCCGGCATGGGAAATGAACCGGGCGGATATCACCAAGCGGATCGCCAAGGCGATCAACAACACGCTGGATCGGTTGGCATTTTATAAAAGCAGGTAGGCGTTATGGATGCTTCGTGGCCGGTGCAAAAGGCGCTGTTTTCTGTGCTGGATGCGGCATTGGAATGCGAGGTGCATGACAATGTGCCCAGCAAAGCACAGATGCCCTATGTGGTGATCGGCGATGATACGCAGGTGCCAGAAGATACCAAGACCAGTCTTGGCTTTGGTGTGACGGTTAACTTGCATGTCTGGTCGGATGCATCGGACGGGCGGCGCGAGGCCAAGCAACTGCTTGGCGAGATTTATGGCGTTTTGCATGACGCCGATCTGACCATTGATGGCATGGATGCGATTTCATGCCGGTTTGAATTTTCGGAAACATTACCGGATGTCGATGACCGCCTGACCCATGGGGTTGCGCGGTATCGGATAGGCGCAGACAAGGCCGCATAAGCGGCCTTTTTTGGTGGCGGCATTAACAAGGAACCAAGTGATGACGAAAGAAACAGCAAAGCATTGTTTGCTTTATGTTGGTGGCGGCGGTGCGGCCCTGTCGGCGGCGATCACCTATGGCCTGTCGGTTTCCGGCAGCACGATTACCATGTCGGATTCCGGTGACGGTTTCATTGATGGCGGCATCAAGCAGGGGTCGCAGATCACCGTGACCGGCTTTGCCGACAACCCGGATTTCACCGCAATCGTCACCACGGCGGCGGCGGGTTCGCTTACGCTTAAGGCCCCGGTTGATCCCGATACCCGCCAGGACGTGACCCTTGTCACCGAGGCAGCGGGCGAAAGTGTCACCATCACGGTCGAGAATTACTCCCTGCTGCTTGGGCAGGACAACACGACCTATGAGAAGTCCGCCAGTCAGATTGACTTTGGAGACAAGAACAGTGGCAACTGGTCGCCGCAGGGTGCCGGTACGGTCACCATGTCGGTCACGGCAGGTGGCAAGATCGAATTCACCACCGATGGTGAGCATGGCAACTGGAAAAAGCTTTCGGATGCCATCGACAACGGCACGGATGTCAATTGCCGCCTGGTGATCAACTCGTACCTTGACAGCTACTACGCGCCGTTCTCGATTTCCGGTCAGTCCGGTGGTGGCGGCAAGGACGATCCGAACCCGTATGACTTCACCCTGTCGCCGTCTGCCCGCCCGGTATATGTCACCGGGTATGCATGATGACGGCCAACGAATATCGCGGCGAAATCGCGATTGATATTGGTGGGGCGCAGCGTGTGTTGCGCCCCAGCTTTACCGCGCTTTCGGAAATCGAAACCGAAACCGGCAAGGCGTTGCAGCAGCTTACGGCCAATGCGGTGTCGCTGACTGTCAGCCTGACCGATATGGCGATCATTCTGACCTGCGGCCTTCGGGCGGCGGGTGAGGATGTTGACCGTGATCAGGTCGGGCAGTGGATCCTCGATGCTGGCGGGGCGGTTGAATATTATCAAGCGGTTGGCAAGTTCGTTGTCTTTGGCCTTACCGGGGGGCGGGATTCCGACGAGGAAGACCGGGCCAAGGATGATGACGCGGGGGAGCCGATGCCGGAACGGGCTACCCGTTCCGGCGGATGGCGGCGTTGGCTTGCGGGCGCATGGGGTGGTCAGAAGACCGGTTCTGGCGATCAACCCCGCATGAAATGATGATTGCCTTTGATGGCTGGTTTGAGTCCGCCCATCCAGAGGCCGCAGCAGCCAAACGCCAGCGCAACGGGTTCAAGGCGTTTCAGGATGCCGTGGTCAGAAAAATGGGTAAATAGGGTGTCGGTTCGGGCACCCTTTTTTGTTGGGGTGCTTCGATGGCGACTGTTGCGGATCTTCTGGTACGGATCGAAGCCAACACCCAGCAAATGCGCAATGAGCTGCGCAAGGGCGAAGGGATCGTTAACAACTTTGACAAACGGGTAAACCGTGCGGCGCTGTCGTCCTCCAGTGCGCTTTCGCGCATCGGGCGCAGTGCACAGGCAACCATCGGCATTCTGGCGGGGCTTGGTGTCAGCCTTGGTGTGGCGGAAATCGCCACCGGGATTGCCCAGGTCAATGCGCAGTTTCAGGACTTGCAGACATCGCTCAAGGTGGCGACGGGGTCTGCTACGGCAGCCGATCAGGCTTTTGCCGGGTTGCGTGTGTTTGCCAAGGAAACGCCGTTTCAGCTATCCGAGGTCACGCAGGCATTCATCAGCCTGAAAAACCTTGGCCTTGACCCGTCGATGGAGGCGCTTCGGGCCTATGGCGATATCGCCAGTTCGTTCAATGGCAAGTCGCTAGATGACTTTATCCAGGCGGTTGCCGATGCGACCACGGGCGAGTTTGAACGCCTTAAGGAATTTGGCATCAAGGCCAGCTCCGAAGGTGAAAACGTTGCGTTCACGTTCCGTGGCCTGACCACGACCATCGGCAAGAATGCCGCAGAGATCGAACGCTATCTGCAAGACCTTGCCCGCAATAACTTTGGCGGGGCGATGTCCGAAAAGATGGACAACCTGTCTGGCCGGTTCTCGAACCTCAAGGATGCGGTTGATGATCTGTATGTGACCATCGGCGAAAGCGGCGGCATTGATGTGATGGCAGGCGCGCTTGAGATTGCAAGTGGCGCTGTTGTTGGTTTGACGGATAACCTTGAGGGCGTGGCGGATGTGCTGGCTTTGGTCGGTGCCGCTGCTGCTGGCCGTTTCTTGGCGCCGCTTGTAACCAGCATGGGTGCTGCCGGTGCATCTGCTGCGATGGCGACAATATCGTTCCTGCGAATGCAGGCGGCTTTGCCGCAAGTGGCAAACGCGTCACGCGTAGCGGCTGCGGGTATGCTTTCACTTGGTGTTGCAGCCCGCGGGGCTGGTGTCGCCATGGCGTTCCTTGGCGGCCCGGTAGGTGCTGCGATCACTGTTCTGTCGGGTGCGGTTTACCTTCTTTCGACACGCCAGAGTCAGGCAGAGCAAGCCGCCGAAGATCACAAACTTGCTATGGAGCGTCTTAACGTCGCGCTTGGTGATGGGACAAAGCTGTCATCAGAGGCGGCAGGTGCTGCAAGGCAGGAAGCGCAGGCGCGTATTTCGGCGGCACAGGCAACACTTGAGCAACTGGAGGCCCAGCGCAAGGTTAATGAAGTTGCTGAGCAGATGGCGGCAGAAGCGCCGATCCAGTCGCCATTCGACCCGAAACTTGATCTGACCAGTGACCTTGACAGGAAAATCGAAGCGCAGAAAAAGCGCCTTGAAGAGCTGCGAGATGTGCTTGCCCAGCTTAACGGTGATGTTCCGGTTTCCGGTGGTTCCGGTTCTGGCGGGACTGGTGGCGGCGGTGGTTCCGACAAGGCTGCGGACCAGATCAAACGAGTCATCGAAAATCTGAAGTTCCAAGAAGATCAGCTTGGCAGAACTGCCCGCGAACAAGCAATCTACAACGCATTGCAGCAAGCGGGCATTGACGGCAATCACAGTCAGGCTGCGGTTATCCGTGAGTTGGCCGGATCGTACTACGATACGAAAAAAGCGATCAAGGATATGACTTCGGCGGCTGACGCGCAGATAGAGGCGCGTGCCGATATTGATCAGAGTATCGAGGCACTTAAGCTTGAAAACCGGTTGCTGCAGGTTCAAGGGGTAGAGCGTGAAAAACTGCGGGCGATCCTGGAGGCCGAGGCAACCGCCCGCGAAGGCGGGATCGAGCTTTCAGAGCAGCAGCGCCAGCAGATCGAAGACCTGATCGACGCCAACGAACGGCTGAAAACGGCAGAGGATCAAGCAGCAGAGGCCGCGCGCGATGCCCGTCAGTTTGCACGGGACTTTGGCAATGTGATTTCGACCGGGTTTGAGGATGCGATCCTTTCGGGTGAAAAGCTGGGCGATGTCCTGAAATCACTCGAAAAGGATATCGCGCGGATCATCATGCGCATGGCTGTGACCAAGCCGCTTGAGAATGCGGTTGGTGGTCTTTTCGGTGGTATCGACTTCGGCGGTATTTTCGGTTCGCTGTTCGGTGGCGGTGTTTCTGCCAGTGCCGGATATGGGCAATATGCGAGCAGCGCGTCGGGGGCCGGTATTCTGAACCTTTCGGGTGCGCGTGCAAATGGCGGGCCGGTTACGGCGGGCAAAGCATACCTCGTCGGGGAAAAGGGCCCAGAGCCATTCATCCCGTCGGTGTCGGGAACGATCCTGCCGAATTCAAGCCTTTCGGCTGGCGGCGGGGAATCGTTCACCTATGCGCCGAATATCACCATTGATGCGCGCAATTCGACAATGTCGCCTGCGGAGTTCCGGGCAATCGTCAAGACGGCGGTTGATGGGTCGGTTGCCGAGGTGCGCAGCCTGCAACGTCGCAAGGGGAATGCACGGATATGACGATTACTTATCCGCTGACATTGCCTGCCAGTCCGGGCGTGCAGGCGATCCGGTGGCGTCCGATGTCGAGTGTTGCGGTCGCTGTCTCGCCGTTCACGCAGCAACGGCAAACGCAACGCAACCAGGGTCAGGTATGGCAGGCTGATATCACCCTGCCGCCGATCCGGTCGCGTGCAGTTGTCGGGGAGTGGATAGCGTTCCTTCTGTCGCTTAACGGTGCGGAGGGGTTTTTCAAGATGGGCGATCCGGACAATTTCGGGCCGCAGGGTGTGGCGACCGGTTCTCCGGTTGTTTCCGGTGCCAGTCAGATCGGCGGGGTGCTGGTGACAAGCGGTTGGACGGCATCAACGACCGGCATCCTCAAGGCGGGGGATCGCATCGGCCTGACCAGTGGTTCGGTGATGCGGTTGCACAAGGTTCTGAAAGATGTCGATAGCGACGGTTCTGGCAATGCCACGCTGGACATCTGGCCGCGTGTGGTCAGTTCGCCCGCAAACGGATCGCCGGTCGAGCTTGCCAATCCGACATCGCTTTTCTGGCTGCCCGATGGCATTCCGCAGCATGACATTGATCGTCTTGGTCATATGACAGTCACGCTTAATTGCATGGAACACCTGACATGAGCCGCCCAATTGATCCTGATTTGCTTAATCACATGATGGGGAGCCAGATCAGCCCGGTTTTGTTCGGGCGGATCGGCACTGCGGCGGGCGATGTCCGAATGTGGACGGGCTATGGTCAGATCACATGGGGCGGGTTCGAATGGCTGGGCGGCGGAGAATTTATCGGCATTTCCGAGGTTGAAGAAACCGAGGATGTGCAGGCAAACGGCCTTGTCTTCACCATGTCGGGCATCCCGACCGAATTGTTGGCGACCAGCATTTCACAGATGCGCCAAGGTTTGCCGGGTGAATTGTTTCTTGGCGCGCTTGCCGATAACGGTGTGCTGATCGGGGATCCGTACCCGGTTTTCACCGGGAGAACAGACGTTCCAACGGTGGATGATAGCGGTGAAACTGTTACGATATCGGTCACGGTTGAAAGTGACATGGTCGATCTGGAACGCGCCAAGGTGCGGCGCATGACCGACGAAGATCAAAAGTCGGTCTACCCTGATGATAAGGGGTTCGAGTTTGTGAACGGATTGCAGGAAGCCGAAATCACCTGGGGTCAGATCGGTTGATGGTGATGTCATGACGCGATTGCCGAAGTGGGAGAGCAGATTTGCAGACTGGCAAAAGGCCGCCTTCGGGCGGCCTTTTTCGTGGGGTGAATCTGACTGTTGCCTGACCGTATGTGATGGGCTTTTGGCGATTACCGGCATCGATCCGGCAGCATCGTTTCGCGGCAACTACAAAGCCAAACGCGGTGCCTATGCCGCGCTTAAGCGGTTTGCCGGTGGTGGCCTTGTCGAGACGGTTGAAAAGATCACGGGTGATCTTGGGTGGCTGGAAGTGCCGCGCCTGACAGCGCGGCGCGGTGATGTTGGTCTGGTGGATACAGAACTTGGCGAGGCGCTTGCCATCTGCACCGGCCCGAAATGGGCGGTGCAGGGCGAGCATGGTCTTGTCTTCCTGTCGATAAAATCGGGCCTGCGTGCCTGGAGGGTCTAAGTATGCCACAGGCTGCTGTTGCGATTGTTGCGGCTGTGGCCAGCAGCGCGACAAGTTCGGTTTTGGGCGGAATTCTTGGGTCCATTGCCGGGGCTGTCGTTGGAGGCGCTATCAGCTTTGCCGGTGCTTCGTTTTTCAGCACCAAACCCAAGACACCTGATCTCAGTATCGGATCGCGGCTTTCTGATCGCACGCAGATGGTGCGCCAGTCGATCGCAACGCGCCCGATTATCTATGGTCAAACGGCGGCATCCGGCCCGGTGACGTTTATGAATGTCACCGATGGCAAGAAAAAGCTGCAATGGTTGATCACCATCACCGGGCACCCGGTCGAGGAAATCGGTGATATCTGGTTTGGCGATACCAAGGTGTTCGAAGGACCGGGAACAGGCGATGCCATCGGCAAATATGCCGGTTATGCGCGTTTTTGGAAAGGCGATGGTACCGATGATGGGGACGCCGATCTTTTGGCGGCCATGCGGGCACGTAACAGCCAGTGGACGGTTGATCACAAACAGAAAGGCTGTGCCAAGCTTTATTGCGAATTGACATGGGATCAGGATATTTACCCGTCCGGCATTCCGCAGATCAAGGCGCTGGTCAAGGGCAAGAAAGATATCTATGACCCGCGCACCGAAACAACGGGCTACACCGACAACTGGGCGCTGGTGGTTGCCGATTATGTCGCGATGGAAGACGGCATCGGAGCGAGTTTTGCCGCGATCAATGAGGATGATCTGATTGCCTCGGCCAATGTCTGTGACGAGGATGTCGACCTTGCCGCCGGCGGAACTGAAAAACGCTATGTCGTGGCGGGTGTGGTCGATACCGGCAATCCTGTTGGTGACAACCTGCGAGAGTTGCTTAATCCCGGCGCAGGCATTGCCACGCGCACGGGCGGGGAATGGGCTGTCCATGCCGGATATTATCGCACGCCGGAATATACGGTTGATGAAAGCTGGCTTGATGGGCCGATCCGCATGCGCACGCGCCAGTCAAAGCGTGATCTGTTCAACACCTTGCGCGGTGTTTACGCGGCGGAAAGCAGTCTGTTTCAGCCGACTGATCTGCCGGTCCTGAAATCCGAGGTCTTTATTGCCGAGGATCAGGGCAAGGAAATCGTTGATGATCGGGAATACCTGTTCACGCCAACGGCGTCCTGCGGGCAGCGGTTGCAAAAGCAGGCCTTGTTCCGAAATCGTCAGCAGATTGAACTTGATCTGCAATGCAACCTCAAGGCCATGGCGGTGCGGGTTGGTGACGTTGTCGGCTTCACCCGTGCGGCTTATGGCTTTGATGACAAGCCGTTTGAAATTGTCGCCTGGCGTTTCGCGCCGCGTGATGATGGCGATGTGATCCGGCTTGGCATCGACATGACCCTGCGCGAAACCAGCGCAGAGGGTTATGACTGGACCACGGCGGATGAAAAGATTGTCGCGGTATCCGCGGCAAGCACGCTGCCATCGCCGAGTGATGTCGAGCCGCCAGACGGCCTTGATGTTACCGAAACCAAATATTCGACCCGCGATGGTGGCGGGATCAAGGTCAAGGTGGTTTTGCAATCGGGCGAGGCCGATGACGGCTTTGTCACCGATTACCAGTTCGAAAGCCGTTTGCTCGGTGAACTCGAATGGACGGTCTATCCGCGTGTGAAGGGTCGCCCGTTCCTTGAACTGTTTGATGTGGCCACAGGTATTTATGACTGGCGCGTCAAGGCGGTCAGCGTGGTTGGTCCTGGGTCCGATTACGTCACCGTGCGTAAGGAAATTCAGGGCCTTGGCGATAAACCTGCCACGCCAACCGGCGTGACGATTTCGGTATCGGGTGGATTTGTGTTCCTTCGCTGGAACCGGTCTCCTGATCTGGATGTTACGCAGGGTGGGGTTGTCCGGTTCCGCCATTGCCAGGCGCTTTCGGGTGCGACACTGGCAACGTCAACATCGATCGGGGATGATGTTCCTGGCGGCGATACCATGGCTGTGTTGCCGCTCAAGGCTGGTTCGTATCTGGTGCAATTCGTGGATGCGGTCAACACCGTGTCCGATCCTGCGGTTGTTACCACCGATGGTGCGACGGTTCTTGAATATTCGACCTATGACACGGTTGTTGAAAGTGCGGCCTATGACGGCACCCATGATGGCACGATTGTCAATGATGACGGTCACCTGACCCTGCAAGGGGCCGGGCTGGTCGATGACATCATTGATTTTGATGCGGTGTCATCGATCGATGCCTATGGCGGCGTTCTGACCAGTGGTGAATATGACTGGGGATCGGGGCTTGATTTCGGCACCAAGCGCCGCATGCGCCTAACTGCGTCTGTCACGGTCGAGGTCGTCAATGTTGTCGATCTGATCGACGACTGGCCGGGGTTGATCGATGATAGGCCGGATTTCGATGGAGAAGCGTCCGGCGAAGGTGATTGCACCATCTGGGTGCGGACCACCGATGATGACCCGAATGTGTCGCCGACCTGGTCGGAGTGGCAGCGTCTTGACAGTGCCGAGGTGTTTTGTCGCGGCGCTGATTTGAAGGCGGTTTTGACGGTGTCAAACCAATCCTACAACATCCGGGTCAGTGACATGCGGGTGACCGCAGAACAACTGGCTTAAACAGGATTTCCAACATGGCAAAGAAAACCAAAGGTGCGGCGCAGGCCGCATCAACCATCCGTGTTGCGCGGCTGGATCGATCCGGTGTGCTTATGGGCTACGAAGACATTGCCGATGGCAGCGTTGCGACCGTCACTGATGGCATTCCGGAATGGGTCGATGGCGGTGATTGCGACCTTAAACCGGGTCGTTACCGCTGGAACCCGCAGGCTGGCCGGTTTGAGCCGGTCAAGTCCGAAAAGGTGGAAGCCGAAACAGCGATCATCGAAGGGTTCCGCCATCTGCGTGATGTTGAGGGCATGACGTTGCCAGCAGCGACGGAAAGCTGGATCGCGGAATATGACAAGCGCAAAGCGCGGGTGGGGGCATAAATGGCACAGCATGATTATGTCGTGGGCAATGGATCAGGCGCGGTTGTCCGGGGTGATTTCAATGACGCGCTGCTTGCCGTTGCAACGATGAATTCTGGCGCAACTGCCCCATCAACCACCTATGCGTATATGGCCTATGTCAATACCAGTGACGGCCGCCTTTATCAGCGCAATGCGGCGAATACCGGGTGGGTCGATCATGGTTCGGTGGCAAGCCGCCTTTTGCGACTTGAGGATGTGGCCGCAGGTGGTTCGGCTGGATTGCTTCGGGCTGATGGTGATGGTTCCGGTTTGACTGGTATTGGCGGGTTGGCCCGTTACAGCATTTTCCAGAAAGCGGACATTACCACCCCCGCTTTCACAAAGACTGCTGCGCAAACGATTTCGATCAAGGCAGGGACGCGCATCGCGGCGGGCGGAACGGTTCATGAATGGTCGACTGATACTGCCGTTACAATGCCGACGCATTCTTCTGGCGCCGACTATTCTATTTGGCTGAAAACTGACGGATCGCTCGAAGCTGTTGCCGATTCCTTCGCAAGTCCTGCGGCGACGGGGGATCTTGCTGCGCCGCAGGCTGGTGCGGTGAAGGTCGGTGGGTATCATTATGGTCTTGTCGGGCCAACAGAAACCGTTGCGGGTGGTGGGTTTAACACATCTGCTGTGACATCAGCGGGCGGGTCGTTCGGGTGGACACAGGCAGATGTCGATAAAGTCAAGGGAATCAACGCATTTTCGATCTGGGATGCCACATTCAAGTGCGCAGGTGAACAGCGTGGCATGGTCTTCGACCCGACCATGAAGATGTGGGTGGCGATCTATTTTATGTCAGACGATCCTGATGCCAACGGACCGTCTGGGTACAACACCAATGTCGCCAGCGGCACTGTTCTGCCATATATCCCGTCTGCGTGGGGCGGTAACGGATCAACAAAATATTCGCGGCTTGCAACATTTGAGGCAAACGAGCTTGTGTCGTCCTTCGGACTGCGTTTGCCGAGATATGAGGAATTCATGTCGTTCGCTTTTGGTGTGACAGAAGGCCAAAGCCTTGGAGGCGCATCATCTACAATCACCGCGACAGCGCGGCAAGCGGGATATACAAGTCGGATCGGGCTTGAGCAGGCAACCGGGCATCAATACGTCATTGGCGGGCCGATCGACAGCGTCGGAGGTTCAGCTTGGTCCGGCGTCGGGCGTGGTAGTATCTTCGCAGGTTCTGGTGAAATCCTTCTCGGCGGAAACCGTGGCAGTGGCTCGTTTTCCGGGTCCCGCTGTGTGGACTTTAGCAATGCGTTGTCTCTCTCGATCTGGTCTATTTCGGTTCGGGCCGCGGGTGACCACGTGAACCTTGGGCAAGAGGCGCGCTAAAATGAATGATCTTTATAGTCCGCATACGGGAGAGCACATTATCTCTGACGATCCTGCGCCTTGGATGTTGAGCGCGGGCGTTGCTGCGCCGGGATATAACCGCGATACACAAGGTTGCTTCTGGCGCGGTGAAGGTTGGGAGGTTGTTGCGGGCGGTGCGACGGTCACTGTTTCGGAAGTCGAAACCGAGCGCGACCGCCGTCTTGCCGCCGCATCATTCGATTATGATTTCGGGGATGGTCGCGGTGTCCATACCATCGGCACCGATGAAAAGGACATGGCGGCCTGGATGATGGAAGTGATGCCGATCGCGCAGGCGCGGCTTGCGCTTTCCGATGCCACGGCGATCAACATCGTCACCAACACCGGGCCGGTGTCGGTGTCGCCCACTGAATGGATGGACATCTTCAACACGGGTGCCGCCAGTCGTCAGGCGATCTGGCAATATTACTTTGCCCTGATCGCGATGGACCCGATTCCGGCGGATTATCAGGACGATCAATACTGGTCACCGCCACCGGAACCGGAGGGGGAATAGGGTCATGCGCAAAATCAAGCTTTGTTACGGGATCGCACTGGCAGCGGTCCTTTTTTTTATCGCTGTCGCCCCTCATCTCCGCGCGCGCAAGCCCGGTGTGCGGCGACCGGTCCAAGGTGATCGATAGCCTGTCGGCCAAATATGCCGAGGAACCGGTTGCGGTCGGGGTGACCCGCAATGGCGGCGTGATCGAGGTGCTTAAAGCGCCCGACGGGCAAACATGGACCATCCTGTTTACCTATCCGGGCGGGCCAAGTTGCCTTGTTGCCTCTGGCGAGGCTTGGGAAGACCTTGAAGATAAACTCAAGGGGCCGGCGGCCTGACCATAAATTTCCGAAATGTCCAGCCGATAGGGGTGATCAGATGGACGCAGCGACGTTTTACTGGGTGATCGGCGGAATGGGCGGAACCTTTCTTTTGATTGTCGGTTGGGTGCTTAAGCGACAGGCGGATGATCGGGCCGATTCAACGCAAAGCCGGGCCAAGCAGTGGGATGCGCATAACGAATTGCGCCGGGACCACCATGGGCTTGAGCGCCGGATGCTTGAGAAAATGTTCACCAAAGATGACGCGACGCAAATGGAAAAGCGCATCACAGATGTGGTGAGGGAGACGGTGAAATGATGATCATCCTTCACATCATCGCCATGGCGATCGGCGGGGCGCTGTTTGGCGGCATCGCCATGCTGGCCGGTCCGGCCATGTGGCTTGTCATCGCGCTGACCATCATCGGGGCCATCGTTGGCTATGTCATGGTTTGGGTGGCGCTGGTTATGGGGTGGATCCGATGATTGATGCATCACAGTTGCGCCTTGATGTCATACGGCCCGTGCTGACCGCCACCGGCCTCTGGTCGCAGGCGGCGGAAAACCTTGTGCTTGGTACTGCCGCGCAGGAAAGTGCCTGCGGCAAGTTTGTTGTCCAGCTCAAGGGCGGCCCGGCGCGCGGCATCTTTCAGATGGAGCCGGACACGCTTGACGATATCTATGACAATTACCTGTCATATCGTGATGACCTGCGCGGCTCGATTGATGCCTGGTTGATCGGGGCAATCGACAAGGCCGAAAACCTGACCGTCAATCTCGCCTATGCGGCGCTGATGTGCCGGGTGCATTACCTGCGCCGCGCCGAACCACTGCCCAAGGCCGATGACGTGCATGGCATGGCGGCCTATTGGAAGCGGTACTACAACACCGTTCATGGCAAAGGCACGCGGCAGGAATTTGTCGAGAACTATGAACGCTATATCGGGGGTGCGTGATGGACTTCGATTGGAAATCGATCGTCAAGACGGTTGCGCCGGTGCTGGGCACCGCCATCGGTGGGCCGCTTGGCGGTCTTGCCACCCGCACGATTGCCGGTGCCCTGCTGGGTGATGAAGACGCCACCGAAGATCAGATCGCCGCTGCTGTGCAGTCGGCATCGCCTGATCAGTTGCTTGCCCTGAAAAAGGCGGAACAGGACTTCAAGGTCCAGATGAGAAAGCTTGATATCGATATCGAGCGCATTCACCAACAGGACCGTGACAGCGCGCGAAACCGTGAAGTCAAAACCGGTGATACCTGGACGCCGCGGCTGCTTGCCATCGCCATCACTGTCGGGTTCTTTGGTATCCTGTCTTTCATGGTGACCCATGCTTTGCCGGAAACCGGGCGTGATGCATTGCTGGTGATGCTTGGGTCACTCGGCACTGCCTTTGCCGGGGTGATTGCATACTATTTCGGTTCAAGCTCCGGCAGTAAAAGCAAAGACGCTGCGATGCACGCCGCTATATCGCGGCCTCGTTCCTAG